AGCTAGAATGTCTATCTTCTGAATTGAAAACGGCCCATCGTTAATAGTAGCTTCAACGCCAACAGTTACAACACTGCCGTTACCTGTGGTATTTACACCGCTAGTGTTTAAGATAATGCCTGTTGAATACACAGCATCATCTGTGTTGTACTCTGCCGAGCCATACTCTGCTACCTTCTGAGCAGCTAGTGTGAACGTCTCTTTCTCATAGGCAGCACTGTAGTCATAGCCCCAGTTAAGAACTGCCTGTGTGCTTTGACCACCGATGATAGTAAGAGTAAACTTTTTCAGAAACTTTAAGTTGGCTGCGTTACCAAAGTCTAAAGGATTACTAAAGTAACTGAGATCGTATGTATCCCCGTTATCGTTGTACCCACCGTACTGTGTAATTCCAGTGCTGTGTCCTAAGTATATTGTACCATCTTCTAGCCTATGGAAGCACAGAGGGTTTATCTGGCTCCATGTAGTAGCTCTGTAACTACCGTCTTCAAGAGGACTTCTCATATCGAAACAGTAGACAATGTTCTTAGAGGGGAAGTTAAGAAGGTAAAAAGCATTCTCTGGGCTGTACACAGAGTTTATGTTTCCTGACTCTAATGACAACAATGCGTTAATGTCATTACGGACATTCCTACTAATATCTCTAATAGGAGCTGACTTCTCTTGAATCGTTCTAGCTAATGAACGCACACCAGTAGCACTGAGAAACACAAGGTCAGTGCCTATGTTCTGTACTGTGTCTCTAGCAACACAACCTATGTTTGCTATTGTGTCTGCCAAAACCATAGTAGAAGGGCTGGTGGCTCCTTCATAGACAAGGATAGAGTTCTTTCCGAATATCACTAGAAGGCCGTTGTGGGCTGCTAGAGCTGTGATCTCATCGTACCCGTTAGGCCAGTGCTTTGTAACGTCCAACGAGCCTGTAGAGCCACCAGACCAGCCTGAGCCATTTAGCAGATCAGACCAGTAGATAGTGGACTTGTCTGTCTCAAAGTCAGCTATCCATATCCGTCCATAAGCAGCCAGTATCTCGTTACCCTCTGGCGGTGTGCCTGTAGCGTGTGTATGAGTGGACATTGGTTCTACTGCACCAGCATGATCTGAGTAGATTAAAGGCTCATAGCCACGCTGTACCATGTAAGTGTGGTCATTAAAGTTGACGGCCTTCCAGTTGTTAGCTGTTATAGTGTACGCTGCTGGTGTCTCATCAACTAACGTAGTAGTACCAGAGAATATCTTGTTATTGCCAGCAGAGAGTACAACCTCATTACCATCAGAATCTCTATACTGATGTATCATCTCAATGCCCACACTAGAGCCAAGCACAGAAGCTCCATTGGTAGTGACCTCTGTGTAGCCCTGCCTAGCTCCTACACGACCATACTGGTCAATGACACAGTTGTCAGCGATAGACGCAAAGGAAGGATTCAGACCAACAGGAGAGTCCTGTGTGTTAAGACCAAAAAAGCCGGGAGCTGCAATGGTAATGTTCTGTAACTGTTGCGCCATTAAACGGCTCTCCACTCAGTCTCATGTGGGAAGTGTCCTGCGTCCAGAGCTATAGCGTCTGACAGTGAAGTGTTGGCTATGGCAAAGTATTCCTGAGTTGACGTACCACCAGTCTCACCACGCTCACGTACAGCCATAGCTACAGCCAACTGAATGATAGGACTAGGCGGTAGTACGCTGGTGTCATTGTCATCACTGAGTTTAGCCTCCCTGCCTACTATGTCAAAGCGCAGAGAGTACACACCGTCAGGCGTAGGATACACCTCAATAGTACGGTCAGAAGAGCTGTCAACTCCAGTGTACACAAAGTACAAAGGAGAGCCTGTAGCTACCTCTGAAATGAACTGCCTTTCGTTAAAGCGTCCTCTTGAGTCCTGAATCATCCTGATGTTTGATGTGTCGTTGATAGCGTCTAGGAGCTTATCTTTAATGCCAGAGCCTGTCAGAGTATAAGTATAATCATCCGCTGCTGTAGTAACAACAACCGTCTTACGCAACCCAGACCAATCCCAAGCATCTTCTACGAACTCTTTAGCGTCATTGACGAACTCCCCTATCATGCTAGAGTAAGTGTTCTGAGTTACTGTAGTGACTTCGGATTCACGGAGCCTTTTTAGTACATTGTTTACTAAATTCAAGTATGTCATCTTATACCTTAAACGTGTCGATAGAATTAAAGAATATCATCTTATACCCTGTATCTCTGTGATATGCCACTCAACAGGTACTGTGGAGCAGTCATGGGAGTGTACTGTGTTAGTTTGCCCACCAAGGGGATGTTGTTGTCTAGTTTGAAGAGGTCAGGAGCCAATACCTCTGAGGTTGTTCTGTTAGGTGCAGAGATAGCTAACAAACCATTAAACTCTTCATCAACAACTTCTTCTTCAGGAAGAGTAGGCATGATAAAAGTAGGAGGCTCATCAGGCTTCTCAAGGGGAGACTCAGGAGGTGTAGGCTCATCAGGTCGGAAGACAGGAGGAGGTCTGTAGCCTACACTGGGTTGCTGTGTAGTAGAATCGTCAATAGACTCCTCTACCTCCTCGTCAGTCGTAGGGGTGTCTCCTTCGCCCTGTAAGTCTGTTTCAGACACAAAATCTTCAAAGGAGGGTATACCTTCTACATCTGCTACCGCCTCGTTAAAGTCCTCTGGTGTCCTCCCATAGCGTCCTAAAACATCTAATATTTTTTCCTGAGTGACTGGCCCTTCCTGTCTTTCTAACCATTCTCCTATGATGTCTGCTAGAGTAGGCTCAGTGTCTTCTTCTATACTCTCTGGTTCAATAGTAGAGTCGTCTATCGTGCTAGTAAAGATGTCGGCTCCTGCGGGAACTCCTGAGTCGCCTCCTGTTCCTGATACACCGTAACCAGTATTAACAGGGACTGTTTCTACTGCTGTCTTCTGTGCTTCTTCAGGACTTGCTCCAGCTTCAATAGCCCTTTCCTCAATCATCTTTCTGAGCTTTTCGAGATAAGCTAACTGTTCGTTAAGGTCTTGACGAGCTTGTCCCATAACGTCAAGCCCCGGAGTTCCTATACTAACATTACCGCTAGTATAACCTGCTGTAGAGCCGGAACCTCCTATACCATCTAAAATAATTTTATCTCTAACAATAGCAGGAATAGAAGCTATGTTACCTGCTGTATTAGAAATCCAATCAAACAAACCCGACATCAGTATCTCCTCACTCAGCGCAGAAAGCGTTGACTTGCTCAGCAGTCCACTCAGCAGGTAACTTCATCACACGCACTTCACCCTGACTGTCTGTAAAGTAACCTTCAACGTGAATGTTACCACAGGCGTGAGTAGCTCCTTCAAGAATCTTCAGAGTGTTCTGACAACCTGCAAGTGATAAACACACAATGATAAAAATGTATTTCATGGGGCTACCTTTAGGTCTTTGTTCTTAATTGTTGCGTACTTACCAAATCGTTTCACAGCTTCGTACACCCACCACGCACGTACTCTGCTCATACCGTCCTCTATGCAGAGCTTGCGTAGAACCTTATCAGCATAGCTTTTAACACCTCTCGGCAAACGTCCCTCTCGCATCAGCTGATACAGCACATCATGGACTAGGGAGCCACGCATAAAGTTCTTTGTGTCAATAGCTGGCCCACTAGCACCATCCCACGCATAGTCTTTAAAAATTGTCAGCACACCGTCCTTAAGCAGTACATAGTCTGTAGCAATCTCAAAAGAATTTAACTCAGTAAGAGGTATTTCATAATCTACAGCGAGTTGGTATTTGTACCCTGACTTATAGAAGATCATTTGTCAGCCTTTGCATCCAGCTTGTCTGAGATGTTAGCAAGCATCTTCTTAATGTCATGGAGGTCTTCACGATAGTCTTCTCTGCGCACATAGTTATCCGAAATCATACGCTCTAGTTCTATCTGGTCGTCTTTGAGTTTAGTAAGAGCATCGAACATTGCTCGAATACCCCAACCAGCAAGAGCCATCAGAACTGAAAAACTGGCATTGAATAAATACTGAAAGTCAATCATGCTTAACTTCCAAGCCAGTCTTCTCCAAGATCACTGGAGTAGAACTTAACATCAGAAATACACGCTCCCTGCGTCAAATTCTTGAACAGTGTGACATCTCCACTGGGATTGAAGGAGTCATCAAAAGCAATAGCACCACCTAGTGCGCTATCAACAGAGAAGTCCATATCACTGTTCTCATTCCATCTTGCCTTGACTGTGATGGTTTGGCCTACCGTTGACCAATTTGAATCCACTACACGATTATTAGTGCCGTCATTTAATTGTATCCTACCAGTACTGGCGGCTCCGAAGTACATAAATCTGTTAGCCAAGGTTGACGTTGGAGAAATAATGCCTTGAACGGCTCCGGTTCCTGTACCGTCCCACAAAGGAGTCAACTCAAACTCAATAGCACCAATCCCATCAGAGAAGTAAGCCGCTGGTACGGTCGCCTCTACATCAGCCTCGCGGGTCTTGGTAGTGCCGCCTGTGGTGAGGATGGGGGAGTGTGACCAAGTGGTTGCATACAACTCGCCTGATGCAAAGACGGTTGAGCCTTGTGCCGCAATAGCTTGGGTTCCTGTGCCATCTGTATTCCATGCAGGGTAAAGGAATACTCTGCCTATAGTGTTACCTGTAGAGTTATTCGCTACTGTCATGATC